TGAGAATTGAAGAAAGAGCATTGAGAGCATTGATCGAAGAGCAGGACAAAGAAATGAAGATTCTTGCAAAAGAGAACGATAAGTATTTTGAGTTTTACATCTCAGCAATTGACGCATGGGCCAATAAGGCGGGATCAGTCGAGGGGTTTGTGAATGATTTTCTCGAACATCATACAGCTACACACTATCCGTTTGAGGAGATCCTTAATAATATGGCTGGGTATTTGAAGGATAAAGCATACGAATGGGGAGAGAGAGGTGATTTTATGAAGGAAATGGAAAGGCGGAGCAAGGAGATAGAGAAATGATTACATTAAGGATTAGAGACTTCCTTAATTACGCAGTGGCAGAAGACTGATATACTAACCAATTCCTCCTTCTAGGGATCATCCCCCTAGACTTGCCCTCAGATAGAATTCGAAGCTCTGTCTGGGGGCTTTTTTTATGGACAAGGACGAAGCATACTTGGAGTATTCAGCATCCCAACTGTAGCTACCTGTTCTGCGATCTCTGGGACTGTAGGCATAGGTAACGGCATCCTTACCGGAGGAGCCATTGAAGGAGTAACTGGCAATGGTACTGCTCTCTGCTCTGGCATCCCAACTTCACCAGGTAACGGATAAGGCAATACAGTCCTGTCCATAGGCATAGCTGACTGTCTAGCAGCTTGTCTAAGTGCATTGATACGATCCTGTTGAGCGTACTCCTGCATCTTCTTCTTGTAGTCCCATGTAGTGAATGGATCATCAGGCAACAGACGTTCTTCCTGCAACGGTTGGCCGCTAGGAGTTGGATACGCTGGCTCATCCCCATACATTGCATTTCTGTATGCTTGAGCAATAGGATTGAACATCCCCTGAATGTCAGAGAATAGGTCTGATGGATTGTAGCTCCAAAGATTTCTAGCCATGATTAAAACTCGTCAAATGGTAGTAGTTGGTCGTATTTGTAAGCCCATCCAATTCTTCTGTCAAGATGTTCTTTTCCAGCCTTTGGATTCTCAAACAAGTTCATAAACTTCTCTGTTAATTCATAAGTTGTCATTGTCGGATCAGCAAACATACCCTGTATTTTTTTCTGATTCCCCCTTCCTATTTCATGGGCTGGATCGTCAGAGTAAATGAGATTCCTCATATACATGACTTGTGACTCAGGGGAATCCATAAGATCATTCTTCTTAATCCACTTGAAGTAATCTTTCTTCTTTCCTCCTGTCAATTGAGCCAATCCATAACCACCACCGTTGACCTCTTTAGACTGATAGTTAAATCTGTCTTTTGTTTTCGGCTGATAGCTTTCTACGGCCAAATTGCCCATGATTGCAGGAACGGCTCGGCTTGGGAAATATTTACTCACAAGGTTAAATACGTCAACTTCATTTGCAAGCATTCCTTTTGGTTGGTGCGATGGAGCATGGAATACAGGCTCCTCACTCATTGCGCCCAGGTATCTATCTACAGCGGTATCCCTACCAAACATCCCGTCCATCATTCTTCTTCCTTAGCTCCACTGACAAGCGCCATGATCTTAGCCATTACTGCTCCAGACTGTTGACCACCAGTTTTCATGTGCATACCTCTAGCAATCAGTCTTGCTCCCTTTGGGTCAGCCAATACTCTAGCCAAGATCGCTGGAGACAATGTAAATGCTGCAATCTCTTTGGTTGGCACTTCTTCCATTCCAAACAGCTCACCACTCACAGCACCAAGGATCAAACCTGCCTGACCTACAGTAACCATGAACGTACCAGCACCTTGAGGTCGCTTCTGGGCTTTCTCAGCGGCACCAATGAAGAACTTGATCGAATCACGCTGCTCCTTTGTGAACGCATGATTCATTGTCCGGTTCTGAGGAGTGCCTTTGACGAAATGTGTTCTCAGCTTACGGATAGACAGCTCACCCGTTGTAGGGTCTGCAACCTTACCAAGCAATGTCTCAAGATACCCCTTCTGCATCTGCTTCCAGGTCTGAGAGAAGTTGATCGGATTTGCAGTATCCTTTGTGTACTTGGCAGCAGCTCTTAATGCTCGCCTTGCTTCCTTGATCTGAGTTACGTTACCAATACTGAATACGGTATCACCGATAGCCTCTGGATTGCTTTGCATCAACTTGGCAATAAAGTCGTTATCCATCAAGGTCTTGCCTTGCTTCCAGAAGTTGTTTGCTTTCCTCCATGACGCAATAACCTCTGCATCTCCAGTTTTCATAGCAGCACCTTCGATAGACTCATCCAGTGCTTTTGCCAGCTTACCAAAGATTCTACGGGTGTTACCCTCACCAACCTGACCTTCAAGAGTACGGAGGTTAGCAAGCAATCCTGATCTCAGCTCTTGAGCAGCTTTGAACGAGATATTGTCTCCCATCTCGGAGATTCGCTTAATTACAGTCCCGCCATACTCACCCAGAGTAGCACCCTTGATCTCCTCCTGAACTTTCAGAATGTCATTAACGATCTTCTTGGCGCTTGCTGTACTTACAGGCTGAATGGTCTGCTCAACCATCTCGGTCTGAACACGGGTAATTGGTTGTCCAGCCTCGTCAACGAGTCCAGTGGCTTGCTCTGTATATCGAGGAATTTTGGTGGTTCTTGTTCTAAACAAATCATCCAAGCCACCAAACATCGAATCCGCAGTAAGTGAGTGTGCGCTACGACCACCTTCGATGGTATTGATAAACAATCTACCAATACCTTCATCTGTAAGATCTCTAGTTGCCTGGTCTGACAAGCTGCTTACAAAATTAGCGGTGTATCTCTTGATAGCCTCATCGTTCATCTCACGGAGCGTCCTGAGTCTACCGCCACCCCAAGCAGCCTCAGAAAGACCTTCAAGAGTCTGAATGATTGAGTTGTCCGTCATCTGAGCAGCGGACAAATGACCACCATACTGCCCAAGAATCTTCTGAACTTCCTCGATTCCCTCTACAGGCTTAGGGCGTAAAGCTCTCCATCCAAGGCCTACTGTCTTAAACAGTGTAGAACCGATAACGTCATACATCGCCTCTTCACCACCAGCCTCAAGAATCCGTTGAAGGGACTGTTCCCAGTTCTCAGGAGCATAAGGGTTATCTGTTAGTGTCTGCCATACCTGTTGACCAGCTTCACCAGTAGCACCACCACCAAATGCCCCGATACCACCACCAATGATGCCGCCAATAGGCTTAGCAGCAGGATGGATAGGAGGAGTCATTGCGAATCCTCTCTTAGCGCCAGCAATACCACCAGCGATACCGCCTACAGCTTGTCCTGTTTCAGTCTCAAAGAAACCAGGAGCCTCCGGCTCGCCATATAGCTGATCTGGAGACACCTCATAAACTGTCTCTTCTGGAGTCCATACAGGTCGAGCGCCACCAGAACCATACAACTCATCAGGGCTTACTGTAGCCATCTTATTCTCCGTATTTGGTTATAGCATCTTGAGTCTGCTGCTCAGACCATCCATATTTCTTTGCGTCTGCTCTGATTTGAGCTACAGGAACCTTTCTGACTGTTGGAGCAGGAGTCAGTGCTGTAGCAGGACGACCAAATCGAACAGAACCACCAGCTTTCCAGTAAGACTGATGTACTGACTCTCCATATCCAGCAAAGATGTTTTGCTTGTCAGCTTCAATCTCTTCTCTAAGTCTTGCAGTCCATCGAATAATATCTTTATCCGTTGGAGCAATAGCGCCTCGGATTTCCTCTTGTAGCCTCTCAAATTCAGGATTGGTTACTGCTGCACCAGAACGCTCTTTCAATACTGTATTCTGGAGTCTAGCAAATGCAGATCGAACTCGCTTAGAGTCCTCATCCATCATCAACTTCTCAGCAGGATTGATACCTGGGAGGTTTCTTCCTTGGAATTCATCAATCAACCCTTCCATCTCAGAGATAGCAGTTTCAAGAGAAGGAATATTAGCGCCGCCAAGCTGTTCTGAAAGGTCTTGCTGACGACCTTCGATATACCTAACATCTTCCTTCTTGTTTTGGTCTATAGCTCTCTGCTCGCTTCGCTTCTGAATAGCGAGTCTTTCTTCCTCTCGTTGATTTTGGTTATCCTCTTGCTTCTTCTTAGCGGCTTTCTGTTCTGCAATCTTCTGACTAACAGGAGTCTCAATGAAGCCAGGATCGGAAGCTGCATCACCCTCTGGTGTGGGCTGAGATACATCCCTTATCCCATGCTCATTGATAAGCGCCATCATTGTGTCAACAATCTGGCCTGTCTCACTATTAAATACAACCTCATCCTTCGCCAATTGAGCAATGTAATTAACTTTTTCATCAGTCAATGTAACGCCCATCTCTTTTGCAGCACTTCGGATATTAGCTTTCTTTTGTTGAGCCTCGTACTGCCACTGTCTTCGACTGTCGCCAGTACCCTTCATGTAGTGAGCTTCTTCTTGCTTGGCAAGTCGCTCTAAACAGGCTGGATCACCCTTACATTTGGCTGTCTCTTTAGCGATATATCTCTCAAATCCTGTGCCTTCCCCTCTTGATTTGTTCTGATAATGAGCATCACGCAATTGAGCTACTTCCTGCAAACAAGCTGGATCACCATTACAAGCAAGAGCCTTAGAGGTAATGTATCTCTCGAATTCTGTTGATCCTGCCCCTCCAGACGGTTTCATTGCAGTAATTCGACCTGTCTGAGCCTCATATCGCTTAACAGCTTGCTCACCAACCATCTTGGCCTGATCGTAAAGTCCTGCATTCCATAGAGCAGCCTCAACCTCCTCAAGCTGACCCGGATCACTTGGATCAAGATCGGGGAATTGAGCAATTACTTCCTGCATTTTGGCCTGTTTAGCCTCTAGCGGGGTCATCCCACCAAAAGCCCTAGAGATACCTTTACCAAGCATACCTCCAGCACCAGCAGCGGCTCTTGTCATTGCCTGCCATCCAGTGCCATAGGACTGAGCCTGTTTCTGCCTCATGAGATCATCTGTGGCCTGAACATCATAAATACTTCCAAACATTCCGTCTGCCATGATTAGTTGTCCTTATATTATTACCAGGGAGGATTAACCAGAGCATTAAGTCCTGGGGATGACGTTTGTGCTACTCCTGTCGTTCCTGGAGTTCCATAGCCATAAGGGCCGCTAAACAAACCGCCAATGTTCTCCAGTCCAGTTGTCACACTCTGGCCAATCTGATCCCAGAATGCCGCTTGAGCGCCACCTAATCCTGCTGCTGCTGTAGAGCGAATACCTGCTCCGATACCCGCAACATTAGAAAGTCCTCCTCCAATTCCTCGACCAATTGAAGCATAATCAAGAGGGAGTTTACCAAGCTCTGCAGCAAGCCCAATGTCCTCTGCCTCACGTCCACGATATAGATCAACCAACTGTTGAGCCTGAGTGAGAGCCTGTCCCTGTCGAGCCAAATCCTGCGTCTGTTGGGATTCTAGCAAAGCACCCATTCGTTGCTGACCACCAGTAGCTCCAAGCATTCCTTGAGCTAACAGTCGATTTTCAAGAGCCAAACGCTCCTCTTCCTGTTGTGGTGCAAACAATTCTCTCTGCTGTTGGTAGATCTGCTGTTGAAGCTCAAAAGGATCGCCAGCAAACCCAGCAAGCGTTTCACCTGTAGCGGCTCCTCTAGCCAACAGTCGATCGTAATGAGCTTGAAGCTCTGGATCTAAAGTTACTGTAGCTGCTCTAGTATCCTCATCGAATGCTGCCTCACCAAACAGCCCTGTCATGCCCCAAGGAAGGGCTTGTTCGTAAGCTAACTGAGCTGCACGATCTGATGCCGCTGCTGATGTCTCTGCCGCACTCTTAGCTCCACTGGCTCCGATCAGTCCACCAACGATAGGTGCTGCAATTTCCCAGAAATTAAACTGTAAGGGCATAACCAGCTTAGTTAAGAACCATCCAATCGGGTTAATTGTATTAATCATATTTATCTCCTAAGTTAAGCTGTTCTCTTCCACATATATACAGTAATATAGGGAGGCATATTGTTATGTGCTGATCCGCCGCCAGTAGATGATGTTGCGGTTGTAGTTGATACGTCATCCTCATCAACCATTTTGCGTAGAACACCTGTACCCGCGTACTCACTGCGCTCATTGGTATCTTCGTAATTGTGCGTATGCGCTGGCATTTCACTGGTTGTCAGTGTGTGAGTCTTAGCACCACCAGTTTCCTCAATGGTGTCAAAGTCTGAATCTCCAGTGTCTACACCAACCAAGACCTTACCAGCACCAAAGGCTACCCAAGTAGTTCCTCCGATTGCTGCTACAACTGCTGCACTATCAGCATAGGCTGTAACTGTTGTGAAGATAGCACCCACTGGATATACCCTGCTTAACACTTCTGATCTTACAAAAGCAGTAGTAGCTACCTGTGTAGTATTAGTTCCTGATGTTGCTGTAGTAGCACTAAAGGACTCACTAGCATCACCATTCAGATTGGCTTTAGAGTTTACTGCTGTCTGTACTGCTGTGAACTCAGTATGGAAATCATCACCAGAAATAATCTTATCTGGGTCACTATCACTGAGGGCATCTTTACCACTCCAGCTTACTTGTAAGTTATAGTTGCTCATCGTATCTTGCCTCTCTTAGCCCAAATTGTCATATTCTGTAATGATGCCTTAAAGCCATTCATAGTTCCCTTCATCTCAAGTCTCAAGACCTTAGCTGCTTTAGATAGAGAAAGTTTATACTCACTAGGCTGAAAGCTAGGGGAATATTTAGCTGCTCCATAAAGACTTCCGGTCTTCCCCCAATAATATGCTGTACCTGATGTGGTTGGAGATAGGGTGAATGAAGCACTGTCAGCCTCTACTCCATAGTCCCTGTACCAGTTCATGGTTACATCCATGTTCTTGCCACCACTAATGACAGCTAAGAATCTCTTGAGTAGCTTACTGGATGAAGGATCTCCAAAGTCCAACCAGACAGTCTTAAAGTCTGCCTGATAGCTATTCTGAGTTGTTGACCAACACTTACTACCCGTTGACTCCCAAGTGTGACCAGCAGCTTCACAAGGAGTCTGAGTAGCATAAGTAGCAGTTACATCAGTCTTGATTACATCATAGTAATCTTCGTACTTGGCTACTTTACCTTCATAGTCTGAGTGTCCAAGACCAATGTACATAATCCCAGCTGTTGTACTAACAAAACTCTTTGGTGTCTTGTTAGCCTCAAAGTTCCAAGTGGTAACTCTAGGGGTATTAGAAGGATTCAAACCCTTAAAGTCAAAAACATAAACTATATTTCTATCAGGGAAACTTAGGACATAATAACCACCACAGATACAATATTGCCCTTTAACTTGATCCATATCAGCATTTACAATATGGGTAGTGATCTCATCTTTAATGTTCAAACTGAGATCAGTCAATGGCATCTTGTCTTGTACCATTGTTCTTGATAGAGACCTGAGGCCTGAGTTACTTAGAAAGACTATATCATCTCCTAAGGCTGCTACTGAATCTCTAGCGGCACAACCTACACCCTCAATGACTTCATCAAGGACAAAGGTAGAAGCTGCTGGATCCCAAGGATCATTATAGATAGCAATGTTTTGCTTACCAAAGATCACCAACTTGCCCATAAAGCCAGCAAGGGCCACAACCTCATCACCACCCCAAACTGTCTTTAGGTCTATAGAGCCAGAAGCACCCGTGCTAAACTTATGACCTGTGAGAGTATCTGAGTAAAAGACTACATCTTTCTCTTCCGCTATTCCTCCTACCCA